GTTCAAGTACTCATACGGTATTGAATATCTAGTACACGTAGAGAAGGAACCCAAGGTAGAAGAGGTGTTCGATGACACGGGCAGCTAAAGCCAAGGGACGTGGTGGACAAAATGAAATCAGAGACAAGCTATTAGAGACCTTTCCTGAGTTCGAGCCTGATGACATAAAGTCCACAACTATGGGAGACACTGGAGAAGACATCCAGCTGTCTCCCGCAGCTAGAAAGAAGTTACCAATTACTATTGAAGTTAAACGTAGGAAGTCTGGTATGAAGATGGCCTATGACTATATTGAACAAGCTAATAAACATGGTAAAGGAGAGCCAGTTGTATTTTTTCGTGCGGATAGAAAAGACTGGATTACCATGATTAGTATAAATCATTATATGGAGTTGTTAAAGAAATGGAAGTAAAAATTTGGGGAGTAACTGAGGGTCCAATAGCTATTGAAGAAGTCTCGGAAGAAGAACTTGAGATGGCACCTGATGGATCTAAGTATTTTATGGTGTGTAGAACAGAGATAGATGGTGTAGTTGGTGAAGATAACTTTTGGTTCGAGGACTTCGATGATGCTTACGAATGGAAAAAGCATTTTATGAATAGCATTGACCCGATTGTGATTGACATGAATGGCACTAGTGCGTATAACTAGGGGTCTTTCGAATGAGGTTTGAGCTAGCAATAAAGATAAAAGTAGACCCTGAAGCTAACTTTCTTGAAACTTTTGGGGATAACTCTGATGTGCTAAAAGAATTAATCGAAGCTAGTCTATACGATATAGACGATGTAATTGTAGAAGAATGTGAGGTAAAAAATGTTGAATGAATCAGATCTAGAAGCTTGGGAATATTACAACGAAGCCTTAAAAGAACGTATGACTATGGATCAGTATCAACGGGCAGCGGCTAAGACTGCTATCTACAATAGTACACATAGTATACTTTACCCTGCTCTTGGTTTAGCAGGTGAGGCAGGTGAGGTTGCAAACAAAGTTAAGAAGATGATTCGTGACAACAACTTTGATCGCAAAGGTATTGCTGCAGAGATTGGTGATGTGCTTTGGTATCTAGCTGCGCTGTCCCGTGATCTTAACATTGACTTGCATGATATAGCTTTTGAAAATCTAGAGAAGCTTTACGGTCGTAAAGCAAGAGGTACACTTTCAGGATCAGGAGATAAAAGATAATGGCTAAACTAACTATAGATGAAGTAGAGTATGACACTGAAGATTTTAACGAAGATCAGATGAAAGTGTATAATGAAATTTTGTATGCCCATGATCAATTAAATCGGTTGAACTACACGGTTCAAGTTTTAAACGAACGTTGTGTAACGTTGTCTAAAATCATTGTAGATTCATCAAAAGAGGTAGAGACAACAGATGAAGATTAGGCGTTTTTACTTTACGAAAGAAAGTGAATGGTCTCGAAATGTCCGTAGAGATGACAAGGATGGGCCTTGGTGTCGTTATGAAGATGTAGAGAAACTACTGGAACGCATCGAAGAACTGGAAAAAGGAAAAACAGATGAATAACTATTTACCAACAGACTACCAGTCATTCATTCACAAGTCACGCTATGCCAAGTACTTCGATGGTAAAGGGCGTGAGAACTGGGACGAAACAGTAGAACGCTACATGGATAACGTTGTGCGTCCAGCAGCAGGTGACGACTCATACATCAACCAGATTCGTGACGCTATCCTAAGCTTAGAGATCATGCCATCTATGAGAGCTATGATGACAGCTGGTCCTGCTCTTGATCGTGACAACACAGCAGGTTACAACTGTTCATATCTACCCGTAGATGATCCTAAGAGCTTCGACGAAGCGATGTACATCCTTTTATGTGGTACTGGGGTTGGCTTCTCTGTAGAACGACAGTACATTAGTAAACTTCCAGAAGTACCAGAGCTGTTCGAGAGTGACACTACAGTCGTCGTAAAGGATAGCAAAGAGGGTTGGGCTAAGGCTTTTCGTCAAGTGTTAGCACTTCTGTGGGCTGGAGAGATTCCTAAATGGGATGTCTCTCGTGTGCGTCCTGCGGGTGCAAGACTTAAAACATTTGGTGGTAGAGCATCAGGTCCAGCACCTCTGGTTGAGTTGTTTAATTTTGCTGTGTCTACATTTAAAAATGCACAAGGTCGTAAACTCTCAAGTCTTGAGTGCCATGATCTAATGTGTTTCATTGGGCAGATAGTTGTGGTTGGTGGTGTACGTCGATCAGCTATGATCAGTCTATCTAACCTAAGTGATGACCGTATGCGTCATGCTAAGTCAGGACAGTGGTGGGAGACTGCAGCTCATCGTGCGTTAGCAAATAACTCTGTATCTTACACTGAGAAGCCTGACGTAGAAACATTTATGCGGGAGTGGTTAGCTCTAGTAGAAAGTAAGTCAGGAGAACGGGGGGTATTTAATCGTGAAGCATCTAAGAAACAAGCTGCAAAATATGGTAGACGGGATAGTGATTACGAGTTTGGTACAAATCCATGCAGTGAAATCATTCTTCGTCCATATCAGTTCTGCAATCTTACCGAGTGTGTCGTACGTGCTACAGATACTATCGACGACTTGGAACGAAAGGTCCGTCTGGCAACAATTCTGGGAACTATCCAATCCACCTACACAAAGTTCCCGTATCTGCGAAAGGTGTGGAGAGACAACACTGAAGCCGAACGACTGCTTGGTGTGTCACTCACGGGCATAATGGATAACCCATTACTAACAGCAAAGAACAAAGGACTGAATGAAACTCTTGCACACCTTCGTCAAGTGGCTGTTGATACTAACGCTGAGTTTGCTGATAAACTTGGTATCCCTGTATCTGCTGCTATCACATGCGTCAAGCCAAGTGGGACTGTTTCTCAGTTGGTTGATTCAGCATCTGGTATCCATGCTCGCCACTCACGGTTTTACATTAGGACTGTACGAGGAGACAACAAAGACCCTCTTACTCAGTTCATGAAAGATCAGGGTATTCCTCATGAGCCATGTGTGTTCAAGGGTGACACTACTACAGTGTTTAGCTTCCCTCAGAAGTCACCTAATAAAGCTGTAACACGTAATGACATGACCGCCATTGAGCAACTTGAGATGTGGTTAGCTTATCAACGTAACTGGTGTGAGCATAAACCATCTGTAACTATCTCAGTCCGTGACTCTGAATGGCTAGATGTGGGTGCCTTTGTGTACAAACACTTTGATGAGATGTCTGGTGTGTCCTTCTTACCACACTCTGATCATACGTATCAACAAGCACCTTATCAGGATTGCAGTGAAAATGAGTACAAAGAACTTCTAAAGTTGATGCCAAAACGTATTGACTGGTCAAAGCTTTCAGAGTATGAACAAGAGGACAACACTGTAGCAATGCAGACTATGGCTTGTTCTGGTGATGTATGCGAAATCGTAGATCTAACATAGGATCTATACCTTCACCCTGCGTAAAAGTTTGTCGAATAGAAGATAAATATTGCGCAGGGTGTAAAAGAACTATTGACGAGATACGTGATTGGATGGTAATGTCAGAATACGAGCAGAATAAACTGCTGTATGAATTAAAATGGAGACAGTCTGTTGCAAACAGTTAGAAAAAAATTTAGCCGTGCTTTGTATGAAGCATACGATTCACAAGCTAAGGATGCTTTAACAGAGTATCTCACAAAGAAAGGTCACACGTTAGTCAATACCGAGGAAAACTACAACGTAGATGTTGTCTCTCAAAAACATGGCTATACTTACTTCAATGAAGCTGAGGTCAAGGTAGCTTGGGACGGTGACTGGCCTACACACTGGAGAGAAATACGTATCCCAGAACGTAAGCAACGTCTACTTGATAAATATCAGAGTGAGAATGGAGTACTTAACTTCTACGTTTTTCGTAAAGACCTCAAGCAAGCTTGGCGTATCAGAGACTTCTTGTTGACCAAGGAAAGTCTTGGTGAAGCAAAGGGTAGATACATCAGACCAGGTGAGTTGTTCTTTCACATTCCATACACAGAAGCGGAGTTGATTATACTATGACAGACAACGTAAATAAGCCTCCTCACTACGGTCAAGGTGACATTGAATGTATTGATTATATCAAAGACATCTTGACAGATGAAGAACTTATCGGTTATTATCGAGGTAACGTTGCAAAGTACTTACACCGTTGGCGTTACAAAAATGGTCTAGAGGATTTGAAGAAAGCAAGATGGTACCTAGAAGCACTTATACAAAATCAAAGCAGACAATAAAACCATTTAACGAAGGTTATCAAGCCTTCCTTGAAGGTAACTTGGGCAATCCCTACCAAGTTAATACAAAAGATAATAGGGATTGGGAGATGGGCTTTAACAAAGCCTATTTCAAAAACAAGGAGCTAGTAATTGAAAGAGAGCTTAGAGAAAGAAGCAAAAAAGTTTACTCAGCAAAAGCGTAAAGCTCCTACAACAAAAAGCCTGACCCCAAGAATATACTTAGCAGGTCAGGCTTTAACTGGTCTGTTGGCAGGGGCAAGGTCGAGTAACGATATGCGAGAAATAAAACGGAAGGCATATGATTGGGCAGATTATATGCTTGATGATGATATATAAAAGGGGGCTTCGTGCCCCCTCTTTTATTGGTATTGTTTTCCGTAGACTTCTAACTTCTTTAAGTCATCTTTAGTTGATAGGTAACTCCTGAGTACTTCTAACTCACCTCTAGTTAAGTTCTCAAAATCATCTTGGATAGACTTTAGATCTTGAAGTGCTTTCTTTATCTCTTTCATGTTGTACTTACTGGCTAGTTCGTACTGAAGACCTATGGTCTCTACAGGACCAGAGTACTGCAGGTATAAAAATGTTTTAGCTAACTCTTTAGACTTTTCAATTTTATCTTTCCAAGCTATCTTTTTACCTTCTTGGTCTAAACCTCTAAACCAATTATTTTTTATCAACAATCCAGCTTCAGCCTCAAGTACATCAAAGAGTATTCCATTATACCTGTTTGCAGCTTTTGGAGATTGCAGTCTAACTTTTCTAGCAGCGTTATAATCAAACTCACCAAGCCCTGCCATGCTCATTACACGTTGTGTGTCTGTTAAACGAAGTGTACGAATACCAAACATTTTTGTAGAGTTTATGTCAGCTTGACCACTGGCAGCTTGTTGTAAAGTCTCTGCTAGAGGTTCTCCTAAGAATAAACCTGCGATGTTATCAACATACCTCAAAGCATCATTTACACCTTTATTGTTTTGATAACGATCAATTGGTCTAGCTTCTTCTTTTCTAAGAATGCCTACACCTAAGTTAATAGGTTCAAGAGGTCTTAGAATTGCAGATGCAGGTTGTGTAAATACAGAACTTGAAAACAGTTGTTCAGTAGCTCTCCACAAGTCTCTTGTCTCAGGATCAAACATATCTTTCAAAGGTGTTATAAGGTCTCTTTGAGTTTTTGTTAAGTTTCTGGTAAGACCACCAAGACTGAAGTCCTCAAGCAGCATAGTTGCCTCAGCCTCTGGCATAGCTTCACCTCTGCGAGCATAAGCAACCCACCTTGCAACACCTTTAAATAGTGATATGGGATAGTCGTATCGTTGATTGATAACCTCACCAGTTAGTGGATCTGTTGTAGCATAGAGGGGAAGTCCATTATCTATATTCTCACCTTCAATATCTGATAGGCTCCATACAAGTCCTGTTACTACTGCGGATCTAACAACAGCCTCATCTAGGGGCATGTCTAGGTTTTTAGTTCCAGACATTACGATGTTTAAACCTGGAGCATTTCTACCAGTAAAGGCGACAGTGTTGTTAAAGAACCTACCAAAAGGTACTAGCAAACCAATACCAGGAAGGTTTCTTGCATCTTCGATTACACCTGCAATTTCACCAATTGGTGTTTTGCTTTTATAAGATTTAGAAAAGATAGCTTCGAGAGTTTTATCTACAGCCTGTGCTTCTATCTCTCTGTACTGTTTAGAGGTCATAGCTTTAGCTGCACCATCCCAAGAATAGAAATCGTTCCAACCTCTTCCATAACCTGCTCTTAATAGTTTATCCATTTGAGTTAAAAACTCTACAGATTTAGTAAAGGAATCTTGAGCATGAACTAAGGTAAGAGTTTGTGTGATATCAATAAGATCATCAGTAGCTATGTCTACAGCTTTTTTAGTGGCACTAAACTTACCATTAGTTAAGAGTTTGGTAGCATTCTCTACACCACCAGGAAGTACGTTATTTAACTTTTGAAGTGCCTCGGAGTTTCTTGTAAGTGCAGATTGAAAGGCAGCATAGGTCATATCTGGATCAGACATAAACTTAAATCTAGAGTAGGTATTACTAAATAAAATATTAGCTAGACGATGAGACTTTGCACCAGACTCACTTGCACCAACTACTTTTTTAAGTGTTCCCCAACTAGCATGTACGGAGGCTAAAGCTACATCACTTACAGTATTTAAAGCTGCGTTTGTACCCCAACCAATTACATTGAGTGCACTTGTAGATGGGTGAGAGACAAGAACACGAACCATTTTATTTTGTGCATTACGAATAGTGTCAGTAGTATACTCTTTTGTTTTTGATCTGGGCTTTTTAATCAAACCCATATCAACACCTTCATCAAATAAATGTTGAAGTTCTAGATCAGTAACGTTAAGTCCTAGTTGTCGAGCTGATTGACCTACAGCATTCAAAGCTCTACCTGATTCAGACATTTTATATGCTAGGATGTCACCAACATCTCTACCAGTAAGCTTCTTTTTATTTTTAATTTTATTGCCAGTTGCTTTTTCAATAGCAGTTAAGAAATCTTGAGCTTCTTTGTCACTAACACCAGAGATAATGTCTGCCATCCAGTTGGTAAACTTATCATCCTCAAATCGTTTACCCCAAACAAATCCACGTTCAAGTGCGGTTTGAGTCATACCTTTAAACACAACTTCACCAGACTCTGTCTGATGTCCTAGCATAAGAGTTGTAAAGAAGTCTGTGGATAGGTCTTTACTTTCTTTAGAAAACTCCATACCACCTTTAATCTTTGTCTTCCAATCTCTTCCGATTGGTGCAATAGTTTGGTTAGTATAGTTTTCAATAGCTTTAGACATCTCCGATAAGAAGCCTTCACTAGCTGGCTGTGGTAAATTTTGTGTTGGAATTTGTGTATTACTCCAGCCACGTTTAAGTACGACACCTGCTTGTACTCCACCCATGACTAGACCACCTAAGAATGCTATACCCATAGCAAGCTCGTCGTACTCGTCACGAATATCAAGGTCTATAAGACCCTCTTGATATAGTGCCTCCATACCTACACCAACTATAGAGTCTATACCTGCAGTAATTCCTACTTCTGCTAAAGCCTTTCCAGTAGCTAATCGTTTAGCACGATTAGTACCTAAAACCTTAGCAGAGTACTCAGCTATCTTTTGAGTATTAGCAATGTTAGCCTGAGCCATTGCCGCAGTAAATTTCTTTTTACCTGTGTTAGCAATTTCTTTTTGAGTAGCACCTTTAAGAGCTTGTTTTTGCATTTCTTTAAATGCTTGTTTCCTGGCTTGATCACTGGTAAGACGCAGTGCACCACCACCTATTGCTTTACCTATCAAGCCACCAATCAAATTGATTGGATCAAGCAAAGCAGTTCTAGTATAGTCCATAACACCTTCTGCACGTTCTGCAAGAGAGGTCTTATCACTAAACAAGTCAGCCATATTCTCGTAGAGGCTATAGGCAGCAGCAGCCCTAGCCATCCTACTATCATCACCTTTTATGTCATTAATATAGTCCCACTCATTTAGTCCACGTACAGTATTACCTGCACTAACACCACGTCTATTGTTAAGGAACTTATCAACAACCTGTTCACGACTGTTATTCATAAATTCGTCTTTACCATAACGATCATACATAAAGTTTTCAATGATTGAATACATGTTATCGTCTTCAACCATATCGTCTTGAGTATATGTACCAGGTTCAGGTAATATAGATTGTTGTGTAGGTGATTGAACTTCTAACTCTTCAAGAGTAAAACCCTTGTTTTGAGTTATACCTAGTTCTTCGGCAGTAAAACCAGCCATTAATTATTCTCCAAGTATTGGATAATATACACCATCCCTAAGCTCAAACTCGACTTCTTCATTTAAGTAAGGTTGTAGTGCAGGTTCTTTTTTAACCATTTCAGGTGTAACTGTTATTTTAGTTCTATTTGAAGGATTACTTAGAGATATGATAGACTGCATCCTTGGGTCTTTATCTATACCTTTTAATGTAGAAGGAAAACTTTCCATCTGCGTTTTAAGCCAACCCTCTGTTGCATAGGTTTTATACAAATACTGGGTTGCTAAAGTCTTAGCTTCAGGTGTTCCATTTCTTAAATCTTCAATAGCTGTTTGAGTAAGTCTACTCTTTTCGTTAGATGGATCTGGATTATTAGTAAGAAATTCTTGACCTTTCATTGCAAGTAACTCACCAATTAATTCAAACTGCTCGTCAAAACGTTTAATTGATTTTTCTGGGTCTATCAGTGTAGAAGAAGGTATATCAATAAAGGCAGTACGACCAGATTTTCTAGTCATATTCTTAATCTTTTTTGCAAGCTTAAAGTATTCTTCTTTATTAGATAAGTCTACCAGTTCAAACTCTCTGAACAGGTCAATCTTATCTTCTGTGGTGGTAGGTGCATTAACAATACTAATTATGTCTGGTAGATCTTCAAGACTAATATCGTTTTGAAATTGACTAGCTTGTTCATTTAAGAAATTTAAAACATCTTGAGCCGCATATGGATCTTCAAACACACTATTATAAAAATTTAAAGCTTTTTCACTATTGATTTCAGAATCTTTAACTCTCTGTTGAAGTATTGAAGTAGCCTCTATAGCACTTTCCATGTTTTTAGATTTAGTACTACCACTACCTCCTTCACCTGCTAGGTATAAACTAAGCAGGGTATCTTCACGTTTATTTTTTAGATCTTCTTTACGCTGTTTTTCTTTATCTACGTAGTCTAGATAATCTAGTGCGCCTTGTGAACTCCATCCCATAATTATACCCTCGCCATTAGACCAGTCTTAGCTGGCTCTTCTTCTTCAATCTCAGGTTCCATCATTGGTTCTTCAGATACCTCTTCCATAGTTTCTGGAATTGATTCACCTTCTTCTTCTTGTATCTTTTTAAGCATGTTTTTAGCTCTGACAGCATCTCTCTTATATGACAAAGCTTTCTTACTCTCTTCGTTTTCAAACCCTTCATCATACTCTAAGTTAGTTGCATCTGCAAACCCTTTAATATATTCGTGAAGAACTGGAGCTATGATCAAACTTACATCAATGCTATGCATACCTTCCATAACTGCACTACGAAGGATACCTTGAACTAAGGTCACAAGGTCTGCTCCATACTCTAAAAAGTATAGTACATCTTCCATAGCACCAGGCTTCATTAGATTATCTATATGAGCATCTAATGCTTCTATGGGATCTACAATTTCTGGAGGTCTTTCATATGGTGCATTTTTAGGAGTCGTCGTAAGCGACTGCCCTGGAATTGGTCTATCGAAAGGACTAATCATTAGTTATACCCCTGAGTAAATAAGTTTGCTTCTGCTTGTCTACGTTTTGTAAGTCCAGCTAAAACTTTACCGTCAGCTCTATTATATTCTAGGATCATCTCAGAAATTTCTTCATCACTTCTTGCACCTTCTTCGTCACCTGTAAGAAGTGTTTCAAGGTTTCCTTGCCCTAAGTTTTGAGTAAAGCTTGTTAAAGCATCTATTTGATTGTCAGACCAGTCATAGCCATACTTATCTCTAAACTTTAATACCGTAGCTCTTGCTTCTAATAAGTCTTTTTGTAAAAGTTTTTTAGCTTCTGCTTCGGTAATGGTAGCTGTCTCATTGGGTGCGGTAGATCCGTAACCATATGTCCATTTATTAATATCCCAATAAGGTTTATTTCTAAAACCTTCAAACCCAGCTACAAAACTAGCTACATCTCCTGAAGTTTGGACATCTGGATCTTCTGTAGGAGGTTCTATCTCATCAGTAAGAGGATCAATTTCTATATCTTCTTCTTCAAGTTGCTGTATAAGTTCCTTCATTCTATCTTTAGAAGACTCGTTTTCTTCTCTTATTTCAGTAAACCTAGCTAATAATTTTTTTGAAAGATCCTCTATATCAGCCTCTGAAACAGTCTGTTCAGGAACTCCTAACGATCTTACACGGCTGTCTCTAGATCTTTTAAAAGACTCGGACATTTCTGTTCCACCCCTTTGGGCAGCTTCAACTAGGTTTTTATAATTATTTGCGTAATTTACCATCTAATCTATCTCACTTAATTTGTAAGGCCATCAACAATGTCAGAAGCAGACTCAATTATGCTACTTGTTCCGAACAAGAACCTTAAACCTAAAGCAGTGTCTGCTGTGTCCTTTTCTATTGTAAGTTTTTCTCTTACAATTTGAGCATTCTTGTCAGACAAGACAAGCTGAAGTGCTCTGTCTAAAGCTGCTTGATCTGATGTATACACGTAGGACATCAAGTCTCTTTCTCTCTGCCAAATCTGATCTAGGTTTGTAGAAGTCAAAGCATTAATTGTTTTAGCATAATTCATGTTGCTTTCGTTTTGAGCTGCTGTATTCATGGTGGCTATGTTCTGTCTCCACTGAGCATTAGCTTGAGCAATCACCAAACCGTTTTGAGCATTGAATAAGTCACGTTGTTGTTGAATCTCTGAGTTAAATTTACGCATAGCATTAGTGCTATTTGTATTAAACTGTTCCATAGCATTCTGCTGTGACGCATTAAACTGTGAAGACTGTTGAGACAAGTTAGCAAAGAACTGATTACTTTGATTCTCACTAGAGGCATTAAACTGCTCCATAGCATTTTCAGCAGCAGCATCAGTAAACAACGACTGAATGTTCTGTTGAGCTTTAAACATAGCTGTTTGCTGTTGATTGTTAAGATTAGCAAAATCCATTTGCAAAAAGCTTTGAGCATTCTGTACAGCAGCTTGTTGTCTGTTACTTAGGTTAGCCATGTCTAAGTTAGCTAAAGCAGCAGCCTCTGCCATTACCATAGCTTGACTGTTAGATACGTTAGCTAACTCCATAGTATTTGCAGCACGAGAGTTTTCTAAAGCAATCTGCTGTTCAGCAGTAAAGTTCATATTTGCAACATCAGCAAATCTTGTTGCATTAAACACACGAGCTTGGAAAGCTTGGTCAAACTCTTGACCTATAAATGCTGCTCTTTGTTGTGCTGCAAGCATAGCACGTTCTTGTCTGTTTGACAAGTTCTTAAATTCAAATTGTGCTACTGTAGCAGCATCAGATTGTGCTATAGGTAAAGCACTTTCCATAGCAGCTTGAATCATTGCTTGGCCAGCCATAGAGGATGCACCAAGACCACGTTGTGCCATAGAAGCCATTGCAGCCCTCATAGCACCTGCAGCCCAAGGGGGTGTGTTACCACCTTCAAATTGCTGCATAAGTCCCTCTAGCTGACCTTGTACTGTAGCTTCTTTAGTTGGAGTAGCTTCAGCATGTTGAACCATTTCGGCAAATGTAGCAGCTTTAACAGCTTGACCTGTTATGTCGTTATTGACATCTATAAGCTCGTTATTTTTAACTTCTAATTTATCTGGAGCTACTACGTCTATAGACTTACCTTGAGCTTCATCAATGTCTGATACAGAACTAGTAGTTTGTTGAGCTACTTCACCATCACTTAAAATTGCTTTAGAGTCATCAGTGAGTGATCCTGTTTGAGCAGATAACTCATCTAATTCATTACCAACCCCTGTGGCAGTTTTAGCTACAGTTCCATCAGCTACTGTAGGAAGAACAGGTGTAACTGCTTGAGATGTAGTTCCAACTGTAGCAGCTTGTGCTACTGGGGCTGTAGCCACGGTTTGACCTGCATCTACAGGAATAAAATCACTGGCTGTTGGTGCAATAACATCAACAGGAGACTGCATAGGTGCCATAGTACTTGATACTAGACCCTGTTGCATACCTTGAAAATCTTGCAGAGTTGGTCCAGTAAGAGTTTCTTCTGGGTATAGAGTAGAACCAGTTCCAGTAGATCCTATAGCTGTTGTACCACCTTCATCAAATCCCCTGCTAGACATAGACGACATAGCTTGTTGGTACTTACCCATACGAGCAGCAGCTGCTGGATTTGCACTTAAAAAGTTTTGTAGTTGTGATGATGGTCCATTAAAACCTAAGAATCTTCTTGCCAGAAGAACATCTGGAGAGTTTTCACTTACTGCACCTCCTTGAGCCATCCTCATTAATCCACCTCTGGCAGCAGATGTTTGAGCCTGTTGTTGCTGCTGACCTGCTTCAGGAGCTTTAACAAAGTTAATAGGCACTGCTGTAGTAGGAATACCATTTAGTTCTGTAATAAGAATAGTTTGAGCTGGATAGAATCTATTGTAGTATTTAACTTTTCTATACCCAGTTCCCATAGCTTGCTGAGACCCTGGAATTGTTGTAACTAAATCTGTAGGTACAGCCCCACTAGTGCCAGTATAAGCTGTCTTATAAGTTGTTGAGTCTGGTATTGCAGATAGGGTTTGTGTAGCTGTAGACTTTTGAATTGTGTTTGCATCTTGAGAATAAGGTACAGTATTCCCAGCCGTATAAGTAGTTCCAGGAGTTGTAGTAGTTGCTTGGGTTGTTGCTGGGGTTGTAACAGGTGTATAAGAAGGGGTTACTGTTGCTTGAACTGCAGTTTGTGGTGCACTAGGGTTTACTACAGCAGTCTCTCCAGCTGGCACAGTTTGAACTGCAGTACTAGGTTCTACAGAGACAAAGTTTTCACCTGAAAGACTATTTGTGCTTTGAGTGGGTGTAGTTGGAAATTTGGTTCCATCCCAAACATTACTTGCACTAATGTTACTACCAGCATCACCACCTATCACAGTGCCACCACCAGTTCCACCATTGCCTGAAGTATCTTCTAGTTGATCAAGATACCATTGAAAGTAAGTTATGTTTCCATCTTGGTCTTTTGTACCTATGACATTTCCATCTTCACCAAAAACACGTCTATCAAATTCAACAAAAGTTTTTGGGGTCTCCCTCTCTTGAGCTACAAGACCGTTTGTTGTAACCTCTACAGTTATAGGTTCTTGTCCAGGAGGTGTAATAGTTCCATCTGCAATTCCAGCTGAGTATCTAGCCCAAGCACTGTTGCTATCCACTCCAAAACCATTACCCATTCTCCAGTCTTGAACCATCTTTGAGTATGCGACATTAGCGGGAAGTCCATTATAGGTCTCACCTATTTTAAAAGTATTTCCAAAATAAGTGTAGGTTCCAGTTGATCCATCAAGACCGTTTTCAGAACGGTTTGCTATGAAATTGTTTACAGAAGAACTACCCGCTGTTGCATCTCCACCGTATATATCTGTAATATTAAAAGATGTTGATTGACCACCTGGATTTATAACAGGAGGTCCACCTGCAGTAGAACTTCCTGACTCAGATTCTGGTTCTGGTTCTGGGGCAGGTTCAGGTTCAGGTTCTGATACAAAATCAGCTGCTACATAATCTTCACCTAGGCCCATTCTTTCAGAATAGCTTTCTCCAGCCTCATGATCATATCTTCTACCTTGATAAGGTTCTGATAAAGTTCCATCACCATTATCTACCCAACCGTATTTTTCAACTAGTCTTTTTTCAACATTACTTAATGGAGTATACGCCATAATATTTTACCTTTATTTACCCATAGTCATCCACACTGCACCAGCTATGAATGTCAGTATGCCGACAGTGAATAATTTTACAACAGTTGACCAAATAGATTTACGTGTATCACGCCAAGCTTCTAATAAGCTGCGCATCTCACTTATATCTCTTTGAGCATCATTATCTAATAAGCCAATAGATTCTAGAGCTTCTTTAGCTCCACGCTTTGCAGCACGGTCTAGCATTGTTTCTAACTCTTCAGGTGTTAACTTAATATCACTCATGTTAAGAATATCCAATTCTAAAAACGTCCCCGCCGGTGACTTGATCCATTAAAAAAGCAGATTTACCGTCTTTTTTCAGGCGTACAAAAAGAGAGTCTTGTAAGTCTGTTGGAAGAGTCAATGTTTGAGCAGGTGTTTGAGCCGTACCTACTCTCCAAGCTGTACCTAAATTATATTTCATTAAAATGTTTGCTGAATTTGGATCACGCCTTATAACATAAACCTTTGTACCATCAGGACTAAAGTCTACTGACTGAAACTTTTCGTAATCACCATTAGAGTGACTAAAATCTTGGTAAAAAGTACCAGAGTGAGTAATAGTATCCCAAATAAACCAAGGAGTATTACATGTATATTCGTATATATAATTTCGGGTTGTATTGACGTTTAATTGATTATTGGCTGTAAAATAAAACTTTTTACCATCTTCACGAAAATAGAGACCTCTTTTATCATAACTTGTTAAAGAAGAACTTGAAGAAGGACTTCCTTGAGTTAGCATATAAGTCCAATTTGTAGTTAATGGTCTGTACCAAAGTTTTTCATCCTCATTACCAATCATATAGACAGCACTACCATCTGGTTTAAAATAAATCCCAGTGCCTTGATTGTCCCACGAAGAAAATTGTCCGAGAGATTTGTTATAACTTGCTGTGGTTAGATCAAAAGGTGTACTTAAATCAAAACGACGAATAACTTCATTTGTATCATTCGTAAAAAACATAGAACCGTCTTCACGAAAATAAAAACCAGTTGCAGATTGACCGCCAAGGTCCGTAGACTGAATATCATAATAATCAGAGGTAGGTGCTGAGGTTGACCCAGACCAAGACATTCTACTCAAGTCACCCCAATTTGGATCACCAAAGGTTCCTTGCATCAAAAGTTGCGTAATAAAACTCATTAGCTCATGTCCTGACCTGCAGTAAAGGCATACCAGTTTGTGCCGCCATCTGTCGTAAAGAAACCATACACGTCAATGGCACCACTTCCTGTAGAAACTACAGGTTCTATGCCACTAGAAAATTTAAATGACGAAGGCCATGTAACTGTTCTTGCAGTAGTGTCTTGAACTACACGTAGAATAAAACCGTATGCAGTGCCAGAAGCAGGTGGATTAGTAACCGATATAGTAGTAACATTTTCTGAAAGAGTTACTTGGAATATATTAGCAGTTTCACAATCAATAGTCAAGGTACCAGAAGAAGAACTTACAGTAGAATATGTCTCATTATAGCTTTTTGCTTTTAATTCTTCAGAGAGATTGACATCACCATTTGCATCTGCAGTTACAACTTTACTTGCCTCAGAAGTACCTAGTGTGGTAATGTCGTTATAGTTTAGTTCAGTTGCTGAAGCAGTTACTCCAGATAAAGCTGAAGCTGTTGTAGCTGTTGTAGCTGTTGTAGCATTACCACTAAGATCAGCAGTGATAATATTTGCACTAAAGTCACCACTTGAATCACGAACAACAACTTTACTTGCCGTATTTGCAGAGGTTGCATCAACAGCCCATGTAGTAGCTGCTGAACCGTTAAAATTATCACCTGTTAAATATGTACCACGAGTAAGTGTATTGCTTACTGAAGTAGCAGAACCTGACAGTGTAGCTGTAATAGTACCCGCACTAAAGTTACCTGAACCATCTCTTGCCACAACCTTACTTGCAGTGTTATTTGAAGTTGCATCTACAGCAAGTGTACCACTGCTGGTAATGGTTCCACCTGTAAGATAATCACCAGCTTCAATAGAAGTAACAGTACCGCTTGCAAGTGTTAAGTCATTATTAAATCCAGAAAGATTAATGTTAGCTTTAGTTAGTTTTTTCTGGGCATTTGCACTATCTACAACAACAAAGTAATCACCATCACCATCTTCAGTAGATGTTGTAAGCTCACTAAGATCAAGATTTACTGTGGCAGTCCAACCTTCTCCTGCTGTACCATTAATATCAATAGCATCACCTGCAGAAACAGCAGCCACATAATTACCTGTAGTTTTAGTTCCAAGTGCAATAGAGTTATCTGGTACAGTTAGACTAGTGCTTACAGTAAGTGTACCTATAGTTGCAGTAGTAGAGCTTATAGTAGGAAGATTTGCTGTTCCAGTAATGTATATATGTCGCCACTTATCTGCTGCAGTTGCACTACCAATGTCATATGTATCACCTGCAGAAGTCAATAAATGAGATGCAATGTCGGCATTAACAGTAACTGTATCAGCATTGTCACTGCCTAGTACTACGTTACCGTTTGCTGTAAGTGTGCTTGTAAGAGTTGTTGTACCTGTAACCGAAAGGTTATTTCCAAGGGTTGCTGCAGCACCAACATTAAGTGTACCAGCAATATCTGCGTTAGTATCTATGTCAACAGTACCACTAAAATAACCATCTTTAAATTTATAACCTGAAGCACCAATGTCAATAGCAGGTGTAGCTGATTGAGGTTTTATTGCCCCAGTCTCTACTATAAGTTCTAGGTTTGGTCCAATCTGATCAATAGGAGCACCATTAGCTGCACCGCTGTGATCATGTCCAGTACTATTGTTAAAAGCATCTTCTATAAGGTTATATTCAGCATTAAAATCTGCTGCATTAATAACTTTACCAGTGGCAATAGTAGCCGTACTAGTTCTTGTATAGCCTTGTCCCATTCTAGGTTTCCTTACTGTCTATCATTGGTAGTAAATTCAAATATAGCTGTGTCTAGTAGAAAATCAGCATCAGAACTGTCGTCTGTTATACGTATAGCTACTGTTTCTCCTGAACCAACAACTTGGTTTTTATAGCTTTGTGTTTTAGGTTCTCCATACACACCAGCATTATCATCTGTAACAAGCTCCCTGTAAACCGTATTGTTGTCGTCATAAAGAGCAATGGTAGAACCAGTTTGAGTAATGCTAAAGGTGCTAGGTTGTATATAACCTGTTACATCTTGGTTAAATCTTAGACCAGCTGTAATATTAATTGCACCAGATGGTTTTATATATAGATCTAATTTATAAAATGTTTTACGTACTTGAGGGTCATTTATAGGCATAAATGGAGATTCATAAACAGAGTTTATGCTTGACCCATCCCTACTAGTTGTAACATCCATTTCATATACATAACCGTCCTCATTAGCAAACAACCTGTACTCATCAGAATCTATAAATTGAGAATCAGCTACGTATACTTTAAAGCCTTGCAGTTCTGCCCACTGAAAACCTTGACCACCTTGGTCTACAAACTTTGTACCTAGAACACCTTTTGCAACGGTAGCTGTTTCTCCAGATACATAGGCAAAAAATCTATATTGAGCTTTACCTCTAATAACTAAGCTAGCAAAGTTATTAGCATAAGTTGTTAAATTCTTAACTGTAGGTCTAATATTTTTAGATGCAACATCAATCCCAAAGTCACCAATACGTTCTGTTGAACTTAGAGTACGTAGGCCGTCTGGACCCAGGAACATAACGTCAGCACCAACCTCTTGAATAGTATCAGTACTTAAACATCCAAGATCTTCAGTTATAGGTATTAAAGAAAAGTCAGATCCAGTAGATCCAGTCAATCTGAAAATTTTATCGGTTGTGAAGATAATAAGTTGATCACGGAAAACAATTAGACCAGTTATTTCTCCACCTACGCCAATACTTCCTGCTCCATTATTAGGATCAAAATCATCGGGTGTATATGGGGCAGTAAATACAAGTTCTGTACCTACACCAAAGAACATCGTATTTTTAAATACACAGACATGACTAGCACCCTGTACTGGTGTATTTATATTTGTAGCAACAGCATTACCATCAGAGTCTGTAGAAGCTGTTATATAAGTTAAGCTGCTACCACCTACTGTATAATATGCAGGATAGTTAATACCATCTACAAAAACCATTTTAGGTGTGTTACTATAATTATAACGTGCCTGTCTAACTTTTGCAAAATTAGTACTTGCAGCAGTACCTAACGAAGTCCAAGTAGGTGAGGTATCAGCACCATCAGAAAGATAATAGACACCATTTCTAACAGCTATAACCTCTTTAGTACCTGAGTTTTGTACTACAGCAACACCTTGAATAACACCTGTACCAGTAACCTCTGTACTGATAAACTTTTTGTACCCAGAAACTTTACGGTATCCACCGTCTAAAGATGGCTCAAAATTCAATAATGTTGAAGCAGAACCTACAGCATTTATACCCTGTTGGAGGGGGCTAATGTTTGTAATTAACCCACCTGTAAAGGGTACAGGAAATGTTTGCCACTGTGTAGCCATAATTATTAAACTCTTGCATTATTTTGAGATAAAGTTCTTCTATCCACTACGGTAGAACGAATGTAGTCGTAGCGGTTAATGTAGAGGCTTCTCATATATTTAACACCAGCTTCAAACTTTTGTTGTGCAATTTGAGAAGCTTGAGTATCTCCACGGAATTGAAACGCATAGAACATTGCACCATCTACAATAATATGCTTAAATTCTAGTGGTACACTAGGGACATCATCGTAAAGCTCTAGAGACACTGGATTACGGTAATATTCATAATCTAGCTCATAGTCTTGATCTGGAGCAGGGATAATTAAAAACTCTTGACTTGGAGCACGAACTACATGTGTCGGTAGAGATCTTTTACTGGTACTAGAGTTATACTCATAATCTATGTATTTGTCAAGATATTCTTGATAGTCAAGTGATTTTAACTTGGTAGTAGCTACGTTTAAGTCAGCATCTCGTCTAATTCTAAAGCTATCCATATTTAATACTTTAGCATCTGTTGGATAGTCGTAACGTATTGTACCTGCAGTAAGAACTTCTTCTTCTAGTACATGATTCCAAGGCCAGTTAGATTCTTCGTGGTTAATATGCCTAAGAGCTGAGTTTACAGAGTCTTTTGCAGTGTTGTAAAAACCTCCAGCCGATGCAAAATTTGCACTGGTTAACTCTACTTCATTCAACCTTCTATTTACTTCGTTTACAAGTCCAAGAAAATTATAAGCCATTATTTATCCCTCACACGAAGTCTTACAGTTCGTTCTACTACCAAGCCATTGCTGTCTGTAATACGACAGGTAAACTTGTAAAGTTTGTTATTTGTACCAAGTCCTAGGTGGGCAGTTGCTACAGTACTGGTATTAGTTACAGATACTAACTGTATACCGTTTACAGTCTCTGCAGCTGATATAGAGGTTTTAACCCCATCTGCATCATCTACAAACCAAGATACACTTGATATAGTTGCATCGCCTAAAAACCTAGACCAATCAATACTATAGTCTAGTGTTTCATCTGGGTCTTTGTTAGGCCATTTTAGTGACATATTATTTTCCTTTAAGCTGCTCTAGTATATACAGTTCTAGATTCTGAAGGTTGTGGACCGATATAAACTGTTCTAGTCTGACCTTGCTCTACATAAACAGTTCTTTCATTAGATGGTTGAGGTTCTATATAAACTACGTTAGATGGTATCTCATTGACATAAACTGTTCTAGTAACGTTGTCTGTAATTTCTTTAATGTAGACGGTACGAAGTCTGTTATAATTCTCTTTTACTGCTTCATAATCAAAACTTACAATTGCTATTGTAAGATCACCTATAGAAATTGTTGCAGATACATCATCTAGAGTTACAGATGCAGATCCTGATACTGTTAGTTGATCAGAAACAGTGAGTGTAGCTTCAAAACTTACTGCCGCAAGAGATACATCGGCATTTGCTTTTACTTCAACACCGCTGCCATTAAATGCAGTTGTTGCCTCAACTCCATCTATATCAAATATAGCCTGAGCAGTAACAGTAACATCTTCAAGACTTACTGTAGCCTCAACTGAGTCCGATACAACAAGAGAAGTACCTGTGACTGTAACGTTACCGTTTAACGATAATGTAGCTTCAAACGAGTCACTAATTACAACTAATGCATCTGCATTGACAATAACATCGTCTGTTGCTACTTCAACTTCAACACCGACTATGCTAAACAATGCAGTACCAGTAATGGTTAGAGCATCGTTTACTTCACCTGTAGCTTCAACTGCAGTTGGTACGACATTAGCATCAGCAGTGACTACAGAGTTTGGATCAACAGTAACTGTAGCTTCAAGGGAATCTGTTACCTCTACTAGTGCGTCAGCTATAACAACAGAGTTTGTGTCTACCTCACCTGTAGCTTGAACACCAGTGATACTAAACAGTGCAGTGGTAATAAAACTAACATTACCGTTAATACTGGCTGTAGCTTCTACTGCATCAGGTACAACAGTGGCACTTGCGGTTACGGTTACATCTGCTACTGCTAGGGTAGCAGAAAACCCAGTTACCGTAATTG